GACGAAACCCGATCAGAACCATTTGAAGGAGCGAGTGGCGTAATTCACCCGTTATTGGGAGAAGCCGTAACTCAATTCCAAGCGCAGGCTTACAAAGAATTATTACCCGCAGGTGGACCAGTTAAAACTCAAGTCGTAGGTGCGTATGACTCTACGATAGAAGAACAAGCGCAACGTGTGCGCGAGTTTATGAATTACCAAATCGTACATGTGATGGAAGAGTACGATGAAGATTTAGACCAAATGTTGTTCTATTTGCCGTTGGCTGGATCTGCGTTTAAAAAAGTTTACTACGACGAAAACCTACAAAGACCTGTATCTAAATTTATAGCACCCGAAGATTTAATCGTACCTTACTATACGACTGATTTAGAATCTTGCCCTCGTATTACGCATCTCATCAAGATGCCTGAAAACGACGTTAGAAAGCTACAAGCTATTGGTTTTTACAAAAGAACAGATTTGGAGCCTGGTGAGGAGCCAAACAATTATTCCTCTTTGGATACGGAGAAAGAGAAATTAGAGGGTATAGAGCCTGGTGGAGAAAGCGACGAAGTATGCGTTCTTTATGAGGTTCATTGTAACTTAGACCTAGAAGGGTTTGAGGATGTAGATGAAAGCGGTGAAGAGACTGGGGTTAAACTTCCTTACATCGTTACTATAGATTCTACGACTGAAAACATTTTATCTATTAGAAGAAACTTCAACGCTGATGATCCAATGAAGAACAAGATTGAATATTTTGTTCATTTCAAATTCTTACCAGGTCTAGGTTTCTACGGTTTCGGACTGACTCACATGATTGGTGGGTTGTCTAAAGCTTCCACATCTATACTAAGACAATTGATAGATGCTGGTACGCTTTCCAACTTGCCTGCTGGTTTCAAGACTCGAGGCATCCGTATACGTAATGAAGATGAACCCATTCAACCTGGTGAGTTCAGAGACGTAGATGCACCAGCAGGCTCTTTACGTGATGCAATACAACCATTACCGTTCAAAGAACCTAGCGGCACCTTGTTATCGTTATTAGGATTATTGGTTCAATCAGGACAACGATTTGCTTCTATTGCAGAAATAGCTGTAGGTGAAGGCAATTCACAGGCACCAGTAGGCACTACTTTAGCGTTGATGGAAAAATCAACCAAAGTATTGAGTGCAATACATAAGCGTTTGCATAACGCGCAGAAAAAAGAATTTGGGTTGTTATCAGATATCTTTGCTCAAAGCTTACCACCGACTTATCCCTATTTAGTGTCTGGTGGTATGAATGAGGTTAAACAAAGTGATTTTGACGGGCGCATCGACATTTATCCTGTTAGCAACCCAGACATTTTTTCTACCAGTCAACGTATAGTTATGGCCCAAGAAATGATGCAGTTGGTTCAATCTAATCCTCAAATACACGGGCCAGGTGGAGTCTACGAGGCTTACAAAAGAATGTACGCTTCATTGGGAGTAGACAACATCGACCAACTGCTTCTTCCACCGCCTCCGTCACAACCTCCACCAATGGAGGCGGGTATGGAAAATAGTACCTTGATGATGGGTGGTACAGCGCAAGCGTTTCCAGAACAAAACCACGATGCACATATTGCAGCACACGTAAGCTTATTAAGTCTTCAACCTGTTCAAACAAACGCGCAGGTACAAGCCAATATCATTTCACATTGTATGCAACACTTGCAGATGAAGGCAGACATAATCGCGCAACAACAAATGCCACCTGACGCTATGCAACAGTTCCAACAGTTGCAACAACAAGCGCAGCAAGCGTCACCTGTTGAAGCGCAACAAATGCAAGCGCAAGCTCAAGGTATACTGGCTCAGTTTAGTGCGCCAATCATGTCAGAGTTGGTTATACAGTTCTCGCAACAGATTGGTACACCTCAAGAAGAAGATCCTTTAGTAACCATCAGAAAGCAAGAACTAGCTTTGAAAGGTCAGCAGCTTAACCAAGAACAACAACAATTCGCTCAAAAAGAAGAACAACGTGCAATGGATCAAATGCGTCAAGATCAGATAGATCGCGAACGTATAGATGCCCAACGTGATATCGCAGAAATGAAGGACGATACGACGAGGGATAGACTTGACCAACAAAAGGAACTAAAATTAATTGATCTTGGATTAAAACAACTATAAATATGATAAAAGTTACAAAAGTAAACGAACAGAAAACACCTAAAGTTTTAGACGGCAAACAGTCTTATTCCAACAAAGGTACTTTGCAAACTAAAAAAGCAAAGTCTTTCGATGCCAGCACCACACCAAAACCAGGTATGGGTAAAGGCAAGGCAAGAGGTATGGGTGCTGCTGAATTTGGTGGTAAATTTTCTGGAATTTATTAGTGGATATTGTTTGGCTTATAGAACATCTCCAAAAGCTTCTTAAAGAAAAGAAAGACGCTTTAGAAGATTTAATTTTGAACGGAGCCAAAGACTTCCAAGAATACAATTATCTACGTGGTCGTCACAACGCTATCGAAGACGTAGAGCAAGAAATTAAAGCGTTGCTAGAAAGGAGTATAGAAAACGATGAAAGAGGTACTGGTACCTGATCATATCGCAAGAGAGGTTGAAGCTGAAAAGCAACAGCCCGAAGAAGACAAATCAGAATTAGAACAAGCATACGTCAAATCAGATGACCGTGTGTTAGATCCAAGTCTATTAGATAAATCCTACTTAGAACGTATGCCTCAACCGACAGGTTGGAGATTACTGATATTACCCTATAAAGGTAAAGCAGTAACGAAAGGTGGTATTGTTCTAGCGAAGGAAACCGTCGAAAGAGAATCACTAGCTACTGTGGTGGCCTACGTAGTAAAGATGGGTCCTCTTTGTTATGCCGATCAGAATAAATTTGGCGATACCCCTTGGTGCCAAGAAAAAGAATGGGTATTAATTGGTAGATATGCAGGAGCTAGGTTTAAGCTTGGCGACGATGCAGAGTGCCGTATCATTAACGATGACGAAGTCATTGCAACAATAGAAGACCCTGACGATATCGTTAGTGTCTAAACATGAGAGGAAATCATGCAAGAAAATGAAGCGATACAGACTGAGGAAGAACAAGAGCCTACCGAAGTCGTAGAACTAGATGAAGTTGAGCAAGATTCTGAATCTGAACAGCTAGAAGCTCCTATCGAAGATGTCTCTGTTGAGGAGACAAAGGTTGATCAGGAACAAGACGAGCTAGAAGATTATTCTAAAAATGTTCAGAAAAGAATTAAAACCTTAACTAAAAAAATGCGCGAACAAGAACGCGCAGCTCAATCAGCATACGAGTACGCAAAAAACCTACAGGCAGAGAATCAGGTCCTGAAGCAAAATACGTCTCAATACGCTGAAAATTACCAATCTGAAGCTGAAAACAGATTAAAAGCCCAAAGAGCGCAAGCTAACGCGGTTTTAAAATCTGCTTATCAGGATCAAGATTGGGATAAAGTTACCAAAGCTCAAGACATTCTCGACAAGATAACTGTTGAAGAAAGTAAAATAGCTAATGGTAGATTGTCTATCGAACCAACAACTGAGTATCAGCAAACGCCTTTACCACAAGGACTACAGCAACCTCAACAAACCCCACAACCAGATCCAGCCGCAGAAGATTGGGCTGGTCAAAATGAATGGTTTGGTGAAGATGAGGCCATGACTTTAGTGGCTTTTAATATACACAGAAGATTGGTAGAAGAGGAAGGGTTTGATACAAATGACCCAACATACTATACTGAGATTGATAAACGTATAAGAGCTGAATTTCCACATAAGTTTAGTGGTGGAGAAGAAGCAGAACCTAAAGGTAAGATACAGCAAACTGTAGCACCCGCAGGTAGAAGCGAAAGCTCTGGACGCAAACGACAAGTGAGGCTGACAAAAGCCGAAGTCGAAATGGCACGTCGTTTGAATGTACCGTTACAAGAATATGCTAAACATGTAAGAAGGTAGACAAATGACAAACGAAAAAGAACAAAACGAATCAATTGATGCTAAAGCATCTGCTGAAAACAGAACATCACGTTCTGCTGAAACTCGAGCGAAAGATACTGCTCGCAAACCTTGGCGTCGTCCATCAATGTTGGAAACACCTGATGCACCTGAAGGATACGAATACAGGTGGATAAGAGCTGAAATCGTTGGACAGGAAGATAAGAAAAATATAACTGCTAGGCTTAGAGAAGGTTTCGACCTTGTCAGAGCAGAGGAGTTAGATGGATTTGAAATTCCTACGCTTGACGATGGAAAGCACTCAGGAGTAGTTTCTGTGGGTGGTTTGCTTTTGGCCAAGATTCCTACTGAAACGCGAAATGAAAGAAACGCCTACTTTTCAGAACGCGCCCAATTGCAACAAGATGCAGTTGACCATGATTTAATGAAGGAATCTGATCCAAGCTCTCCGATCTTACGACCAGAGAGAAAAACAAGCGTAACTTTTGGTGGTGGTAATCGTGAGTGATTATCACTGTAATAAAATAACTAACTGAATAAGGAAAACTTATTATGGCAAATAAAGATGCACCTTTCGGGTTTCGTTCAGTAGGCAAAAAAGGCGGTAGCGTAGCTAATGGCGGCGTTACTGAATATGAAATTGCTTCTGGCGCAACTGGAAATATCTTTTCGGGCGACCCAGTTAAGATGTTGAACACTGGTACTATTTTAGTAGCTGGTGCAGCAACAACTTTATTGGGGATATTCAGAGGTTGTAAATATACAGATAGCAATGGAGACGTAAAATTCTCTTCTTACTATCCAACAGCTACAACTTCATCGGATATCGTTGCATTTGTTGAGGATGATCCTGACACACTTTTCGAAGTGCAATGCACAGGATCTTTAGCTCAGACAGCTGTAGGTAACAACGTAGAGTTGGCTTACACTGCTGGGTCTACAAAAACTGGTATGTCTGCGGCAGAAATTTCTTCTACCACAGCGGCTACTACTGCTCAGTTCAGAATCGTAGGATTCTCTACTGATCCATCTAATAGCACTACTGGATCTGCAAACGTAAATGCAATCGTATATATTAATGAGCATTTCTATACCACAGTAACGGGAGTTTAATAATGGCAATTAATAGAGCGCAATTAGCGAAGGAACTAGAGCCTGGATTGAACGCCCTTTTTGGGTTGGAATACTCCAGGTATGAGGCTGAACATGCTGAAATTTTTGAAACTGAATCTTCTGACAGAGCGTTTGAAGAAGAAGTTCTGATTTCAGGTTTCGGTAATGCTGAAGTAAAAGCTGAAGGAACAGGCGTTAGATTTGATAACGCTTCTGAAGGCTACACTTCACGTTACACACACGAAACAGTTGCTTTGGCTTTTGCATTAACAGAAGAAGCTGTTGAGGATAATCTCTATGACAGGCTTGGTGCTAGATACACTAAGGCGTTAGCGAGATCGATGGCTAATACTAAGCAAATTAAGGCTGCTGCTGTACTGAACAACGCGTTCGCTACATCAGGAGGCGATGGCGTAACTCTTATCGCAACTAACCACCCTCTAAGTGGTGGTGGTACTCTTGCGAATAGAGCTACAACTATGGCTGACCTTAATGAGACTTCATTAGAAGATGCTTTGATAAACATATCAACATTTACTGATGACAGAGGCTTAACTATTGCTTTGAGAGGAATGAAACTAATTGTTCCACCTCAACTTCAATTCGTAGCTGACAGACTACTCAGTTCTCCAGGGAGAGTTGGTACTTCTGACAATGACATCAATGCAATCAGAAACACAGGAATGTTGCCTGATGGTTATGTAGTGAATCACTACTTAACTGATACAGACGCTTTCTTCATCAAAACTGATTGTCCTGATGGATTTAAGCATTTTGAAAGATCACCTCTTTCAACTGCACTAGAAGGCGACTTTGATACTGGAAACATGAGATACAAAGCTAGAGAAAGGTATTCATTTGGATACTCTAACTTTAGGGCTGTATATGGTTCTCAAGGAGCTTAACGGCAAATAGTAGTCACCGTCACCCGACTACTAGGAAAGGGGATGCTTCGGCATCCCTTTTTTTTACTTTATTTCTTAAAAAAATGAATATATGATAGAAAAGTGTTTAATTAGCTTAATGAGGGCTGCATGCAGTTTCCATTAATACAAATATAAGGAGTTCATAATGGCTAATCCACATTTCCAAAACTTAATACTATGGGCGGGTAATACTGTTGCTTCCAAGCATAAGAAAGACCAACCTATGTTCGTTCCATATCCATCAGATCAAACGTACTACATGTACCAAAATGATTTTTTCACTTATAACTCTGGTGATTGGACTATAACTACAACTGAAGCTGGTACAGGTAGTGCTACTGAAGCTGTGACTTCGTCAGCTGGTGGAGCTTTATTGCTCACAAACGCTGCTGGTGATAATGATTTAGACTTTTTACAATTAAAAGGTGAAGGGTTCAAATTAAGCACAAGCAAAAGAGCATACTTTTCTGCTAGATTCAAAGTAAGCGACGCTACACAATCTGACTTTGTAATGGGTCTTGGTATTACAGATACCACACCTCTTGATACAACTGATGGTGTTTTCTTCCTTAAAGCAGACGGCGGTACAGGTCTTGATTTTTTAGTTGAAAAAGATAATTCTGCAACTACTACATCAGATGTAGCAACAATCGCTGACGATACGTTTATTGTAGCTACTTGGTTTATTGATCCTGATACTTCAAAAGTATACTACTCAATAAACAATGCTGAACCTGTAGCTGTAGCTAATACCAATCTAGTAACTGATGAAGAATTAACAGTTTCATTTGGTATACAAAATGGTGAAGCAGCGGCAAAAACTATGACTATTGACTACGTAGTAGCATCAGTCGAAAGATAGGAGTAAATTATGGCAGGTCGTATGACTGGCTCTGATGTAACTGCGGTATTTATTACCGCAGACACTCAGGCTTTAGATGCTGATGGAATATCAGTAGCAGCAGCAGTAGGCAATAATGCAGCACTTGTTATAGGTGGTGCTTTAGCCTCTGGTGGTTCTTGTACCTTTAATTCAGGAAGAATAGTCACTATTCTATCTGCTGGCAATGATTCTAGTAAGTCGTTCACCGTAGTTGGTACTGATGTTAATGGTGATTCTCAAACAGAATCAATAACAGGTGCAAATGCTGGTACTGCTACTGGAACTAAATACTTCAAAACAATTGCTAGTATTACAGCAGTTGGAAACCCAGCAGGTAATGTTTCAGCGGGAATTAATAATTCTGCTGCTGACGTTGTCTTTGCAGGCAGGAGTAGGTTGCAAGGTATCAATATGGTATGTTCTGCTACAGGTGGAACTTTAGATTTTTTAACAACTTCCCCAATTGGAACCAGCGTGTTCAAACTAGGTAGTGTCTCAGGCGCTACTGTAACTAGAGATATTACTGTACCCGACAATGGTTTATTGTTTGATAGCGGTATATATGTTCAATACACGCAAAGCACTTTTACTAACCTTACTGCTTTCCACGCTTAAAAATGGCTGAGTACAGAGGCAAAACTGTAACTCTAAATAAACCAAGGAGAATCTCCAAGGGTTCTCCTGGGTTTGGTAAAAAAACTAGAGAGGTTTTTGTAAGAGTACCCGCTTCTGGCAAAATCAAACGTGT